GATGCAATTACTCAGGTTGCAAGTCTTGGCGATAATCACAAACTTGAAGTAGAAAAGCTTAAAACTGCTTTAAACACTACTTGGCAAGAAAAACTCGAGGCAGAACAAAAAGCAAATAAAGAACTTTCTGACAAATTGTACTCAGCTACAGTTCTGTCTAAGTTTGCTACATCAGACATTGTAAAGAAAACTGTACTAACTCCTGACATTGCTGCTAAAGTTTTCGGTGCTCACTTTGATGCTGACGGTGTTGCTAAAGACGCAAAAGGCAACGTAATCTACTCTAAAGAGAAGCCTGGCGAAGCTGCTGGGTTTGACGAGGCTTTGACACTTATTTTGGAACAGTACCCAAGCAAAGATGCAATACTAAGGTCAAGCCTAAGTGGATCTGGAGCTCCTGGTTCTGGCGGCGGTCACTTAGGTGCTGACTTTGCTAAGTTTTTTGACAAAAAATCACCCGAATACAGCATTACTGAGCAGTCTAAGCTTGCTAACAGCAATCCACAGCTTTATACTCAGCTGAAAGCAGCTCATAATTAGGGTGCAGCAGAGACAGTGTGATACTGAGCTCTGTGAATCCAAAATGTTGTGGAAATTTAGTTGCAGAGTGATTCTGGACTAAAGGACCAAAAGATAAGTAGTTAATGGTGGACCATTGCTACGTTCCGCTGAATGCGGTATCTTTCGCTTTGTCATTTTTCAATAGGCTAGCCTCACCCTCCTGCGGGTCCCTTGTCGCCTATTGTTTGTGAAAAAGTGGGAGGTACCGCTTTTTCTTTTTAAACAACTTGTTAAGGAGATACAAAAATGGCTGTTACTCAGATTACTGACATTTATAACCCTTTGGTATTCAATGCTGCTGTTGACGAGGCTGCTATTGAGCAGAATCGCTTTTTGCAGTCTGGTGTTATCGTTAACAATCCGCTTGTTTCGGATATGGCTTCTCAGGGCGGCAACATTGGCGAAATGCCGTTTTTCTCGCAGCTTGCTACTACTGAGCCTGAGTATGTGGACGACGATCCTGCCCACTTGAGCACTCCGGCTAAAATCAGCTCTGCGAAGATGATTTATCGTCTTGCTAAGATGCACCGTGCTTGGTCCACTATGGACGTGGCTCGTGAGTTGGCTCTTAAAGATCCGATGGCTGCAATTACTGCTAAAATCGGCGGTTACTGGGCTACTCAGGAGCAGAAACGCATTATCCAATCGGCTCTCGGCATTCTTGCCGATAACGTAGCTAACGATGGCAGCGATATGCTGAAAAAAGTCTCTACGGATGATGCTGGTGCTATCACTGATGCAGAACGCATTTCTGCTGACGTAGTTCTGGATGCTGCTCAGACTATGGGCGATGCTAAGGAAAATCTGGTTGCTATTGCTATGCATTCTGTGGTTTACACTAAATTGCAGAAGCAGAACCTTATTGACTACATCCCCACTTCGGACAGCAAAGTAATGATCCCTACTTACTTGGGCTACCAAGTAATCGTGGACGACGGTATGCCTGCTGCTGCTGGCGTTAACCGCATTACTTATACTACCATCCTTTTTGCTCAGGGTGCTTTTGAGTACGGTGCTGGTCGTTTGCTGTTTCCGTCCGAGACTGATCGAATCCCTGGTGCTGGTTACGGTGGCGGTCAGGATGTTATCCATACTCGTCGTTCTGTAATTATGCATCCGAAAGGCCTTTCGTTCATTTCCGGCAACGTGGCTGCTCTTTCTGCTACTCTTGCTGAGCTGGCTTTGGCTGCTAACTGGAATCGAGTAATGAATCGCAAGAACATCGGCATTGCATTCCTCCAGACTAACGGTTAATTAACTGCAATAACAATCAACCGTTAAAGGAGAATACATATGGACGCGAAAGGACTTATTAAAGGCAGAGCAGGTACTGCAGCTATTAACAAAAAGATCCTGACTACCGGAACTGCTGTTTGTGGAGTGCAGGCTCAGGGTACGCTAACTATTGCTGAGCCTGTTACTGCAGGCGATACCATGACTATCGGTGGTATTGTTTACACGTTCCGAGCTACTGCAGATGCTGATGCTGCATACGAAATAGACCTTGGTGCTGGCGAAGCTGCAACTAAGCAGAACATTGTCAAGACTATCCTTGGTACTGATGGCCGTACTACTCGTCATCCTACAGTATCTTGTGCAGCTGCTTTTGCAGGCGATGCTTTGGTGCTTACTGCCCGTTCAGCTGGCGTTGCTGGTAATGCAATTGCTACTACAGAGACGTTTTCGCATATTAGCAATGTCTTTGATGCTGCTACTATGGGCACTACAACTGCTGGTGTAGATACTTCACACATTGGCGAAGCTGGCGACATGCTGATTGACGATACTTACTTATACGTTTGTTACAAAACAGGTAACGTTGGTGCAAATTGGCGTCGTATTGCACTGGGCAATGCTTACTAACAACTAAAAGGAATCCTGCCCTCTAACAAAGGGCAGGAAACTTAAACTATGGCTAAAAAACAGCTTAACGTAGAGGAAAAGGTTACTGCAGAAGATGCAGTAACTAAAGAAATAGCAGAAGATGTTGCTGCTGAGTTTGTTGAACAAAAGCAATCACTTAAAGAGCAGTATCCTGATGGAGTTCCGCTGTATATCCTGAACTCTTTGGCATAAGGTGAAAAAATGACCGCTACAGTAGGTGTCAATAGCTATGTTACAGAAGCCGAGGCTACAGCATACTTTGCTGATAGGTTTGGTTTTGATCTGTGGACTCCTAGTACACAAAAAGATGCAGCTCTTGTATCTGCAAGACAAATACTTGATGCTTACTGTAGCTGGTACGGTGACCCTGTAAGCGATACTCAGTCGTTAGCTTTTCCTAGAACTCCTGATGCAGATCCTGTACCACAGGACATAAAAGACTCACAATGTGAAATTGCTTACAAAATAATCGAAACTGGCTCTACAAGTCAAGCTGCTGATGATCCACTTACTGCACTTAAAGCTGGTGCTGTTGAACTTAATTTTAAAGCAAGTAAGAAAGGCAATCCGCTGACTAGCTCTTTAGTGGATTCGTTGTTGATGCCTTACGGCTTTTGCAAAGGCAGTGGTACTACTACTTTCCTAGCAATAGAGCGTTGTTAACATGGCTGATCCAAGAGTATTAATACAAAACTTGCTTTACAAAAACTTCCCTAAGTTCGGAGGTATCAGGAAGTCTTGTACTTATAAATCAATAACGTTTCCAGCTACTTATGACATAGACACAGGTATAGTTAGCACAACTTTTACTGACTATACTGGAATTATGATTATTTTTGACGAAATTACAAGTACAATCAACATTTACCCTAAATTTAAACGTGACGACGAATCTTTTCTGTCTATCGATAAAGTTGCTATTTTCCCCAGCTTAGCTTTAGCAGTTGAGCCAAAAGTGGGAGATGTGATAGTTGACAATGCGAACGTTAATTGGAAAGTTCAAGGTGTTGCTACTGATCCTGCTTCTGGCCATTACGCTTTACATGTACGGCCATCGTGATGAAGAAAGTAAAGACGGGAGCTGAGCTAGGTAAAGTTTTGAAAGGTTTGAGCCAACTATGTGGCGATGACTTTGCAGATGTTTTGAAGAAACTTACTTTCGATGGTTACAAATTTCTTATACAAAGAACAGCAGTTGACTCTGGATATGCAAGGTCTCATTGGGAAGTTGCTGTAGACACTAAGCCTAAGGAAGGCACACATAAAGGGAGCTCTAAGCAGACATATGCTCCTAAACCTCTTATAAGTGTTAATGTGCAGGCTGGATCTTTTGTAGTTTTGTACAATAATACTGAGTATGTAGGATTTCTTGAACACGGCACTCCTAAGATGCGAGCACAGCCAATGGTAGCTCCTACAAGGGTTCAGCTAGAAGCAGTAGCACTCAAATTATCGAAATTGTTAACAAAAAAGGTATACGATGTTTGAAGAAGCTGTGCGATACATAGAAACTCACTTGAGCGACAACTGGGTGCTTACTCCAATAGACTTTGACAATGCTCCATTTGAGTCGAATGCAGGAGAAGCTTTCTTGCGGTGTCAAGTGGAATGGGCTAGCACAGAGCAAATAGGTGTAGGCGGTCGTTACAGGGGCGAAGGCATTGTGCTTATATCCGTATTTTCTCCTGCCAATAGCGGATCCAGGAATGCTAACGAAATGGCTGATGATATAGCTGCAATGTTCAATTTGTATCAATACAATGGACTTAAATGTAGATTTGCAAGTACTATGAGGATAGGGCAATATCGGGAATGGTATCAGATAAACGTTATTGTGCCTTTCCAGTACGACGACTGCTTAGCTTAAACAATAAGGAGAAAACAAATGAGTGCAATCGTATCTAAAAGCTACATTGCTTTAATTAAGCAAACCCCTGCAACCCCTTTAACTATTCCTACTAGCCCTGTAATGCAGAAAGTCAATTTTCTGACTGCTGATCTTGCTGGCGAGGTAATGACTAAAGCTTCCAACCATGTGCGTGCAGATCGTGCTAGCACTGACTTGATTCGCATGGGCTTGGATGTAAAAGGCGGCTATACTTTCGAGTTTCAATGGGAAAACTCACTTGCAGATGAGTTGCTTGCAGGTTTTATGTGGAGTACTTGGGGTACTGGCGGTACTCTTAGCAAAATTATCAAAAACGGTTCTACTTATCAGCC